TTCCACCAATTCCCACAGTGACATTACCACCAGAACTTACTACTGTGACATTTGATGTGCCATTGTTGATGTTGGCTACTGAGGTGATCACACCAGTTAGCAATGCACCATTACCTAAAATATAGTTGCCGGTAACGTTACCAGTAGCACTTACTAGTCCATTTGTTAAAACATTACCGCCAGTGATATTGCCTGTTACCGAAACAAACTGTTTGCTGGCAATGGTTTGGACTGTACCGCCGCCGTCTTTGTAGAACAAATTACCATCAGTGTAATTGATGGCCAACTCGCCCAGTGACAAATTGCCGCTGGCCGGCACAGCATTTGCTGTGCCTGAGCGTTTAATTAGAATTGTATTCGACATTTTATTTTCCTAAATTTTTCAAAACTCGCCACCAGTTACCACCTGAAAATCATTAACAATACGCACCCACGCTGTCCAAGTCCCTGACCAATACGCACGATTCCATTGAATTTTTACGTTTCCATCTTCCACTGTGCCCGGAAAAAATACCTGCTCAATTGCAGTATTTGTACTGTTTGACACTTGCAATAATCCCACAAAAATCTGGCTGTCCAATGGAGTGCCACTGGTTCCTGACCAACTTGTTCTATTTACCGTATACACACCCATTTGCGTTAGCGTGTTCCAATTATTTGAATCGCCACCACGATCAGCCATCACACTGCTCAGTGCCTGTCCATTGCCTATAAAATTACCAGCAACAACATTGCCATTAACTGATAGTACACTTGTGGCAGAATTGAACGTGAATGCATTGGCAGTACCAACAACTCCGTTGTTGTTGAACAACACTTCAGTATTGGCACCTGAGATAGTTAAATTTCCAGTGATATTACCAATGAAATTAGCAGCCGTGACATTGCCTGCAACGCTCATTCCAGTTGTGGTAAAGACTGCTACATTGCTAACATTGTTGACCCCAACAGTAACATTGGAATTGACGCCGCCAATTCTTACATTACTATTGCCATTGTTGATTGAACTGCCACCAGACACTACAATACCTGTTAGTTGACTGCCATTACCAATAAAATAATTGCCGGTTATGTTACCTATTGCACTAATTGCACCAACTGTGTTTATGTCGCCACCGGCACTAACTGAACCGCCAGTTATAACATTAGTGCCAGTGAGATTTCCTCTAACAACTAATGCCGAATTTACATTGCCAGCAATGCTGAGATTGCCTGAAAGATTTAAGTTGGCGCTGGCAATATTACCTGTTACTGAAACTGTAGTTCCTGTGTACGAAGCAGCAATAACGTTGGCACCAGTTATGTTTCCGGCTGCTGATACGGTGCCAGCAGTTCTAACATTGCCGCCGGTGACGTTGGCAGTTGTTATCACCGGACCTGTGAGACTAACTAGATTGCCTGTGTAAGTTGGAAGGTATGCAGCTACATTGGCATTTGAATAATTGGTATTGCCGCCACTGATGCCAGTTAAAAATGCACCATTGCCATAATAATATTGAGCATGAACTTCGTTAAACTGTTTGGCATCACTTCCTAAATCATATACAGAATCTATACTAGGTATAATGCTACTATTTGATTGTACTACTCCAATACCATTTGCACTGAGTACAAGATTTTGATTAGTAATTGTTGTGCTAATAACATTGTCTTTGAGACTTATGGTTGTCCCAGGTATACTGTTACTACCTTGTGGAAATGGCGCACCATTTGCATAATAATAATTGTCTGTGTATAACGCTGTTGTAACAGTATTACCAGATACACTAACGCTGGTAAAAGTTGGCGATCCGCCGTTGGTTACAACTGTTGCATTGTTTACAACTAAATTTCCACCACTGATTGTGACTGGAATTGATTTGAGATATAGTGTATTTGCAACCCAAGCAGTGTTCCATTGATTGCCAACATTGCCCAGACTGTAAACATTACTCGATGGCAGGATATTACTTTGAACATTGTTTAGATCAATATTGCTTGCGCCACCATTTATGCCAGTTAGAAAATATCCGTTGCCAAAGAAAAACTGCCCAGTAACATTACCACTGGAATTTATATTTCCAGTGATAGAAGCGGTGTTGCTTACAAGATACCTTGTGTATGCCGAATCAAAGTATCTAGTGGGACTACCAAGGTCATATACAGAATCAATATTAGGCACTGTGGTGCTGGACAACGCTACATTGCCAACCCCATTACCAGCCAACACAAGATCAAGATTGATTACATCAGTGGTAATTTTATTGTTAGAAATTACTACTTGTGAATTTACCGGACCAGCAGCCCAAACATTGGCAAAATTGTTGTTGACAGCGTTAAATGCATCTCGCAGAGATTCGCCAGTACCGTCATTGGCAACTTGTCCTACGTTTATTATTTGTTGTGGTTCACTCATGCTAAATCTTGATCCTATGGTATATTTACCGGAACTTGGACCTTGCTGAGTTTGTGTTAAACTCCAAATAAACTTTGAAATTCTGCTATGTTCAGACGGGCGTATCGGGGGTGTTTGTTGAATTCTGGCACATCTGCTGTGAATGCGCCATGCACTCTAATGAAGTTTGTGTGTGGATAATCTTTCATTACTTTGAGCAGTTGGCGTTCCCAATTTCCAGTGTAAGTTGGATTTGCAGCACTGCGTTTGTAAAATTCTGAATCAGCATAAACATTGTTGAATCTATCATTGATGCCGGCCATGTCAAATCCTAACAAATAGATGTTTAGATTCTGATCTGCTGCTGAAATGGCAGCTGCCAGGGGTCCAGAACTGTACCCCCAATATTGTTCAGGCACACGGTGTGCGCCTAGACCTTCCAGCGGTTTTCTAGTGTAAAATTTATTTTTTAGTGGATAACCCGAGTGCTGTATTTGCTCACTAATTGGGCGATCAGTAGCAATCAACACATCTGGAGTAAAATCCCTGTACAAAGCATTGCACCCATAGATTGTACCGTGAGTACGCAGGTGTTCCAAATTCACACCCTTACGAGTAACTCCGTTTCCTAATACAAATGCTGTGGTCATAAAAAATCCTCCTTGTAGTTAGCAAGGAGGACGGTGGGATCAAATCTAATTAGCTTGTGACTTTAACCACTTGTGCCAATTGTAGACTGCCGTTTTGTGCATTGGTGCTGTTGATAATCTCTGCACCAGACCATGTAACTGTGCCTTCGTCTGAGAAGAAGTTCACAGGATAGAAGTTTTCACCACTTTGAACGTTGGTACCAGCATTACTGTTGCTGTAATTCTGATAAGTCATGCCATTCCAGTCACGAATCCATTTGTTGGTAATACAACTGGCATACACAGCGGCACTATCGCCTACTGAATATTCAATATTCATTTGTCCGGGGGTTAAAGCACCCACGGCTGCATTTGCCAACACACATTGGCCAACTGGATATGCTGTACCTGTACCTGCTCCAACTGCGGTAGCAGTGAAGATATCACCAACTGCCACATTTGTTCCTGCGCCAACTGCTGCCCAATTTGTGTCACCCACGCTGGCAACACTGTATGCTTGACCAATAATAAAACTTTCATCAGCTGTGGCGCTGGCAACATAAGCTACCAAAAACTTGTGCGCACCCTTCTGACGAATCAAGCGACCAGCACCGCCACCAGTAGATGTGTTATCTGCCAACAAGATATTCACTTGTGGAAGAATGATAGGATAACTTGTTGTTGTAGCAGTGGTACTCAATCCACCAACCACGCCCAAGAAATCGTCAGCACTAAGAGTGTCTGCACTGTTGTACACTGGATCAGTCAATGACCCAAAATTTGGATAACCTTGATCCACTGGCACAGCAGCGGCTGGTTGGTTAACTGTGCCGTTGGCATTGATTGTGATACCTTGTGCGGTACCGTATTTTTGAATTTTTAGAGCTCTTCCCATTTGATTTCTCCTTATAGAAGCCCGATGCGGGTTCCAGCCGCTACGCAGGGGTGAACTGCATAAAACGCCGTATTGCGTTGACAAGTATTTAGCGAAAATGTAAAATGGCCAGGATTGCACCTTAAATATACCCATGGACACAAACACTCTCATCGCTCAAGGCAACGACCTTAGAGCACAACATCGCCCATTGGAAGCTCTCAAATGTTATGCTCAGGCATTCGTTGAAGATCCAGATTTAGCAGCAGCTTGGAACAACTATGGCAATGTCATGAGAGAGTGCGGTCAACCTGCCAGGGCTCTGCCATTTTTACAGCATGCCATTGTGTTAGAACCCACATCAGCCACTGCACAATTTAATCTTGCTGTGGCATTATTGCAGATGGGCAACTATCGAGACGGCTGGCGCCAATACGAGACTCGCTGGAACTACGAACATCTAGCAGGAGCCCTGCCCAAGCACCAGCAGCCACGCTGGACCGGTCAAGATCTCAAAGACAAAACCATACTCGTAGAAGGCGAACAAGGGCATGGTGATAACATTCAGTTTGTGAGATTCATTTACAATCTGCACACAATGGGCGCAAAGATCAAACTCAAAGTTACCGATTCGTTGATTCCGTTGTTTGCCGGAAGTCCTTTGCTGGAAGCTATTGGAAGATATACTGATGATCTTGGAAATTTTGATTACTGGACTCCTATCATGAGTATTCCGGGTATTCTAGGTGTAACATTAGAAAACTTGCCTAGGCCAGTGAACTATCTCAATGCTGACATGGGCAAACAACAAGAGTGGCTGCAACTCCTGGGTCCAAAGAATCGCATGAGGGTAGGCTTTTGCTGGAGTGGTAGAAAAGACAACTGGCTGAACGAACACAAAGGCATGCCATTTCCTGTGATGCTGGATTTGATCAAAACCAATCCAAACTATGAATGGGTGAACTTGCAGATTGATGCCAGTGCAGAAGAAGAAGCTGAACTAGCTGCCGCTGGTGTGAGTAGGTTTCCAGGCACCATACAAAGTTTTGCTGACACTGCGGCTTTGATTATGGCAATGGATGTGGTGATTGGTGTGGATACTGCTGTGTCACATTTGAGTGGTGCGTTAGGCCGGCCCACTTGGATCATGCTCAACTGGTTTGGCACAGACTGGCGATACTTGTTAAATCGTGATGATTGCCCTTGGTATTCTACTGCACGGTTATTTAGACAGCCAGTTCAAGATGACTGGACGTCAGTGACAAAAAAAATTGCCCAATATCTATCGTGGTTTAAAGTTTAAACTGCTCAACGCAAAACTTTTTAAATTCATCACTTGTTAGTCGTTCACGATTGGCAATTACTCTATGTTGACAGCGATGCCAATCTGCCAGTGCATCACCATGTGTGATATAGTCTGTAATGAATTTACATGTAAGTTCATATCGAATACTATCATCTTGTACTAAATCCCATGTACGCCAAGGTACAATGTCTTCAAACATATCAAACCCTGCGTCTTGACAAAATTGTGTAGCACCTGCATGACTTAGCAAGATTGGAATTTGATAACTGGCCAGTGGCTTGCATATTTTTTCAGTTAAGAATCCCAAATTTGGACAGCTCTCAGTTACTATGTTTACAGCACATTCGTGGTGACATATAGGTCCTAAAGTAATATCTGCTTTATAGTTATCATGTTTTTCTGCATCAAATCTTCTAGGCAACAGATGTTCAAATTGTTTAAATTCTTCACGCTTGTGGTTGGGTAGTTGCTCCAGTTGGTTGTGTGGATCATTTTTAGGATCCCAAAAAAATGTATATTCAATTTTGTCAAGCAAGTTGTGTTTGGCCAATTCAATGAACAACCATATTCTATGCCAAACTGCTCGATGATTCAAACTCATAAATGGTTTGATTTTTTTCTCAAAAGTTGGGAATAGCAAAGCCTGCCCATGTATGTAAGTGCTATGTGAGTACGAATGAAAAAATGCTGGATAAAAAATATAATCAGACTCAGGCTTATAATATTTTTTATAGTGATTTGCTATAATTTTTACAGGACCGTGTTGTTTTAACTCGTCTACTAGTCCTGTGATATGTGGTGACTCTAGCACTTCTGGATTTTGAGATAAGTCATAATAAATTGTTTGCCCATTGTACTCAGGACAAAATTCTGCCCATTTTGAAATTTGTTCACGAGCACTAACAATATGTTCAGTAATTACCAATGAGCGGTCAGGAATCAATGGCCAAAGATATTGTCTAGTATTATATGTGTCAGTTTGTTTGGTTAAAAATATAGGAGGCATAAAAATACTTAGTCAACAAAAAACCTGCCAAAGCAGGTTCTTTGCCTTCCCATCCCTGGGTTGGTTCTCTGATTAGGAGAATGACAAGTTAGATACTGCAATTTCTCCAACATAGTCGCCGGCGTTACCGAACGAACTTGC